GATTCGATCGCGGCTCACGAGCACCGGAAGTATACTGCTCGCACGATGATTCGTTCGCTTCATGTTGTGCGTGAGGAGGCGCCGAATGTTGAGGCTCGTCAGTATGAGTTACGTGTTGCGACGAAGGACCAGGTGGTTAAGTTGGGGATTCCACAGCGCTCTTACCGGACGACTGAGGACATTTTATCGGATCCTCTTGAGCGTGACCGGTTGATTGGGCGCGCGATCCGGGATTTGGCTGCATTCCGTTCGAGGTATGCGGGTCTCTCAGAGTTGGCCGTAGTATTTAGTGCGATCGATGACGTTGCTGCGGCATAGTTTTAAGGCACGGTCCGGCTTGGTGCGGCCAGGCTGGGCATGGCACGGCACGGCAGGCACGGCTAGGCGCGGCAGGGCACGGGTTGGTCCGGCACGGCAGGCACGGCATGGCAGGGCAACGCATGGCCGGGCACGACCGGGCATGGCATGGCAGGCAAGGCCTGGCTGGCCCAGGCTCGGCGCGGCATGGCATGGCTGGGCACAACAAGGCATGGCAGGCACGGCATGGCTAGGCATGGCTGGGCAAGACAGGGCAGGCAAGGCTTGGCCAAGCGTGGCTCGGCATGGCAGGGCCGGGCAAGGCTCGGCTGGGCATGGCAGGCAAGGCTCGGCTGGGCAAGGCAGGGTTCAGCACGGCAGGGCAGGCATGGCAAGGCTGGCCCGGCAAGGCGCAGCGAGGCAAGGAATGGCCAGGCCGGGCAGGGCAAGGCAGGCAAGGCTTGGCTGGGTGTGGCTCGGCATGGCGCGGCCGGGCAGGGCAAGGCATGGCTGGCATGGCCAACAATTTTCTCCCTCCTGGAAGGGTCCATACGCGCGAGCGTGGGCAAGCATGAGTAGGTCTTAGCTGGCTTGATTGACGGCAGGACAATCGCTCATTGGACCTAACTGGGAGGGGGATCTTTATTGATGACTGAGATAAAGTTAGAGAAGCTCGAGGCTTACCGTTGTGCGTGTCATGCGGTGGAGCAGGTATGGTATGCGGATGCGGTGGGAGCGAAGAAGCATCACGGTGGGACGAGCAAGCGCGAATGGGGCACGATTTTTGGCCACTACGTTTTGGGTGGCATGGCAGAGCTGGCCCTATCTCGTCACCTGGGGGTTCCCTGGGAGCCGACTTTGGGAGACTATGAGAGCGCGGATTTGTCTGGGTTGTGCGAGGTGAAGACCTCTGCTCACCCTTANTCCGGGATGCCGCTGTATAAGAGTCAGTATCACCCGGAGAAGCTGATGACCTTTGTTNGGTTCGACAAGTTCACGGCAAATCTCATGGGGTGGATTTTTGGCAAGGAGGCCAAGGAGGTGGGGGAGTGGAAGGATAACTGGGACACACCCTGCTGGAGGGTGGACGCNAAGTATCTGAAGCCGATTGAGACGATGCCGATGGACGGCCGGAGATTTGTAAGGGAGAGGAAATGACGATTCAATTTATAGCACCTAACAAGCGGACGAGTCACCGGACGTATAGTATCGGCCGGGCGCCAGTGGTGGGTGAGAGCGTACGTGTTGTCCGGGAGAATGAGGAAGGCAAGGTTTGTTCAACTTTTGAGGGGATCGTGGATAAGGTTGAGTGGTTGTTTTGCATGAAGGTGAAGGACCACCGGGTGACGGTTTATTTGAAGGAGGAGGAGTGAGGGCATGGAGAGGGTGAACGCAATCCGGGAACTATTGACTGAGGGTGCTTTGATCCTCGAGGGTCTGGACGACGCTATTGTGGGCTATAGCGACGGGGGCTTGCTGATCTATGACTACGAGAAGACGGTCGAGCACTTTGTCGAAGACGGGATGACCCGTGAGGAGGCCGTGGAGTGGGTTGATTTTAATGTCCTCGGGTTACAGGGGAACGGGGAAGGCTTTGTGATGCTTTATTNAGTAGATATAGATGAATGATTTAATGGTGACGATAACTGAGCGGGATGCCCGGGGGCTGGGAATGGGAAGGCTGACGACTCCCTACAAGCTCCCGCGCGAGCGATGGATGCTGAACAATGTGGTGGATGACATGAGTAGGGGAAATATCCGCTACGCTCTCGTGCAGGTTGCGTATGGCATAGAAGTATGGCGCGCGAGTATTCGGGTGGAGGACAGCTTAGAAGACCGGGAATAGGTCATTATGTTCTCAAAGGGCTTGGATGCAGAGCGAATGTCTGCACAGTCTAGAGGGAATGGTTGTTAGATTGTGTTAGAGTGGCAGGATCATCCGGTCCTGAAGCCACCACTTCCTGAGGAGTTGGCCAGGATGGACCCTGGGCAGGTTCTGGAGTTGCACTCGCAGTACCACGAGGCACTGCGGAATGCGGCCGAGGACCCGTTGAATTGCGGGTTTAAGATGCCTCACTGGGAGAAGGCAGATGCGCTGGTGACCGGGGACGACGCTACCAACGAGCTGATAGTGCTTGGAGGGAACCGCAGCGGGAAGACTATCTATGGGGCGCGGAGTGTGGTCAGGGCTGCGATCGAGAACCCTGGCGCGACGATTTTCATCTTTTCGCAGAACGCGGAGGTCTCTGTTAGACAGGTCCAGGCTGCGGTCTACGACTGGCTTCCTCCTGACCTGCGCCTCACGAGTCGATCGAAGGGGCATTATATATCTTATAAACGACAAACCGGCTTTGCGGAGCGTCGATGATCTTTCCCAACGGGAGCCACCTAATTTGGAAGACGTATTCGCAGTTCTCGCAGGATGCCAGCGTGATCGAAGGAGCGGAGCTGGGGAGTTTTGAGCCTGGCTTTGTGAATTTCGGATGCTGGCTGGACGAGTATCTTGGTTCTCCGGAATTGATTAATGGATTGCGTTTTCGTTGTGCCACTCGCAACGCAAAAATTTTAGCGACGTTCACTCCGGTCTGGGGCTACACGGAAACTGTTAGAGAGTTCCTCCACCAGGCTGAGACTCTTGAGCAGGGCCCGGCTGAGTTACTTGGTGGAGACCTTGTCCCGATCACTCAGCGCAGCAAGTTGCGTGATGCGAGCATTGTTTATTTTCATTCCGAGTGGAATCCGTTCGGGGGCTACGAGCGCATCAAGGGGGACCTGGCAGGCAGGCCGCGCGACGAGATCCTCACCCGCGCCTATGGAGTGCCGGTGAGATCCTCGACCACTGTGTTCCCGATGTTCNNNNGNGAGAGCAATGTGGTGAAGCCGGAGGAGATTCCGACCGAGGACGTGACTTACTATCAATGCATCGACCCGGGGGGATCGAAGAACTGGTGCTGTGTATGGATAGCGGTGGACGCTTCCGGAACCTATTGGGTGATGGACGAGTTCCCTGGGGACCAGGACTGGTGTGAGTGGAGAGGTGGTGAGTGGAGACCTGGGCCCGGAGCGCGCGGCCGGGGGCTGGGCATCAGGGACTTTGTGAAGCTCTTCTATGAGATGGAGGGAGGAGTAGTGACTGAGCATGACGACGGCCGGATCACTACGGACACGAGCCAGCAGGGGATCAGTATTCACGAGCGCATCATTGACCCGCGGATGTGCAAGATACAGACCCCGAGTCGAGATGGAGGATCAGAATCCATTCTCTCGAATTTGGATGACTTCGATTTCATCTGCCTGCCGAGTTCCTTTCCACCTGGGGACCGGGGCAACGAGATCGAGCAGGGCTTACAGGCTCTGAACAACCTGATGGCCTTCGACCGGAACCGGCCGATCGATGGGGTGAACCGTCCCCGGTTCTATGTGAGCGAGAAGTGCCAGAACGTGATCGCTGCGCTGGGAGAATACACCGGCCAGGGAGGGCTCAAAGAAGCCCAAAAGGATTTCATTGACTGCTTACGCTATGGGGTGGTGACCGGCCTGCACCACATGGACGAGAGCAGTTTGCGCGCAACTTCTGACCCGCTCCCGAGTTACGGGGCGCCCGATAGACAAAAGCAAGTAGACTGGAAGGAATGGTGAGCGAATTGAGACCGGGAGACCTCCCGCAAAAGGAAGTACTGGAGCTGCTACGGATCTCGGGCAACCGGATCAAGAAGCTGCGCGACGAGCACATGACCACTGACGACTGGTATAGCCACCGCGGGAGAGGACGGCCACAGATCGTTTACCGGCCGAGCGGAGTTGAGAAGCTGCGCGTTCACCATGCCGCGGCCCGGATCCTGCCCTTGGCAGTTCCAAGGTTCCAGCAGGCAATCTGTCTGCCGCTACCACCGAACAAGCAAGGCAACAGGATCTGGGCGCGGATCAAACAAGTGAGCGGGAGATGGGAGAAGCATCCTGTCCTGGTAACCGAAAAAATCAAACGGCACCTGGCTCCCCGCAAGCCGTTCAAGGTGCAGCTCATTGAGAACGAAGATGGAAAGAAATCCTATAGACACGAAAAGTTATGCCCTTGAGCACGGGGACCGCTTTCTGGCCTGGGACTACTGCTACATGAAAATCCGCGGAGCCGTTCTCGGTGACGTAGAGGAGGCTTCCCTGGAAACGATTTCCGAGAGGACCGGCCATGACGAGCGCTGGGCATACAAGCTGATCAACGAGTTGCAGAAGCAGGTTGGCGCGCGAGGATGATTTGCCCCAAAAGCATCCGGATTGCGGGAGTTACCATCAAGGTCGTCCGGCAAGACCTGGACGGGGATCCTTACGGGTCCTGGTCACTGGACAGTCGCACCATCGTAATCGACCAGGGTCTCAAGGGGAANAAGCTGCACGACACGCTACGTCACGAGATGGTTCACGCTGCGTGGGCCCTGGGAGGAGTCGCATGGTGCGAGAGTATGGAAGAGGAAGCGCTAAACCGCTGCCTGGACGAGTGCTTCTGGCCAGCCTGGGAGCGAGTATGCAAACGACTGACGAAATGAATTTACAAGAGAAGATAGAAAGAGCGCTTCGCAAGGACAGCACCCGGGCCAACGGGCTCATCGCTCACAATCTGAATTGTAAGGTGGGAGAAGTGCAGGAAGTGAGGGAAGCCTTGAACATTTCCGGTCCTCCCGGAGGAGCTTCCCGCAAGCCCGGCCGGGGCAAGTCAGTCGATGACTTCCGCGGGAAGCACGACGTTGCGCTTATTATCCAGCGCAAGGTGGACGAGGTGCTCACAGCGGAGTGCGACCAATACTTCGAGGACCAGGATTTCCGAACCCTCTGCGAAGTGCCGGTCTATTCCTGGCGCCGGTATGCGGATTCGAAACAGTTTGCAGCATATCGGCTGAAGCGCGGTGGTCACAACCTTTGGGCAGCACCCCATATCATTTCTCAGATCCAGAAGGTTCTGGGAATAGCATAAATATGGCTGGCAAAGGAAAGAGCATCGAAGATCTCGCGCAAGCGAAGGGAGTAGCGGGGCAGATCCTGTCGCTCCGGGAGCAACTCGAGACGCTGGCCAGCGCGCGCGCGACTCAGCGAGTAGAGATAGGCAAGAAGGCTCCTCCATTTCGCTTTGGGACATTGAGCTGCACTCACTTTGGATCGATTTATGAAGAGGTGGGTATCACCAGGGCCATCTACGAATGGTTCGACCAGGAAGGCATCAAGACGGTCTACCACTGCGGGGACATGACCGAGGGGGTGCAGATGCGCAAAGGTCACGAGCACGAGGTGCACAAGCATGGCGCCGACAGTCAGATCGATTGGGTTGTCGAGCAGTTCCCCTACATAAAAGGAATCACAACTCACCTGATCAGCGGAAATCACGACGAGGCCCACATGAAAAATGGTGGAACGGATGTCTGCTACCGGATCGGTGAGAAGCGCGAGGACATAAAGTATCTCGGCTCGGACGCTGCGCGCTGGGTGGTCGCGAGATCCGGACAGGAGAAAGACATCCGGATCGATATGCTTCATCCCGGTGGTGGCAGCAGTTATGCGTTGTCGTACCGGATCCAGAAGATCATCGAATCACTCGACAGCGACAACAAGCCAGACTGCCTGCTGGTCGGACATTTCCACAAAGCGTTCACCCTCCCAGCCTACCGGGGAGTGGCCGCGGTCGCAGCCGGTTGTACGCAAAGACAAACCGGTTTCATGGCCCGACTCGGGCTGCAGGCTCACGTTGGGGCACATATTGTAGAGTGCCGGGTGATCGATGGACAGATCGTGTTCTCTTCCACCTGGCGCGGGTTCACCCCACCCCGGCAGGAAATACCAGTTATAGAATGACCCAGGACTTTATAGAAGATGCGATCGAAGCGTGTAACCGGGAGAAGATCCCATTTCTCTTTGCAATGCGCGCCGGAGGGGATCAGGGAGATTGGAGAGTAACCTATAATCTGGAACACCGGGACGAGGACCCAAACCCGAGCAGGCGCGAAGAGATTCTCGCGCTGATGGAGTTCCTTCTGAGCGGGGAAGATGAATCGGACAGGAGATAGTAAAGTCTTCCCGTGAGCCAGAACGCACAAGTCCGGGCTGGGGACGGCCCCAATGTGGGGGATCTCCTCCAGAGCTATCGTGAAACCTTGAGCCAGCTAGGGCACTGGACTGACCAGTGCTCGGTTTCGTTTGACGACCGTCGCAACTATTGGCCTGGGAAGAGCAGCTCCCTCCGCAAGAGTGGGTCAGATGCGCTTCCTTGGGAAGGAGCCAGCGACTGCGAGAGCTTGGTGATCTCTGAAAGGATCCAGGCTTACGTCTCGATGTGTATGTTTGCCCTGGCGCGCGCGAACATCCGGGCTTACCCGGTCGAAGTGAGCGATGCCGCGGCTGCACGAGTCGTCTCGTCATTCATCAAATATATGCGGGATTCGTATATTCCCCACTTCAGCCGGGAGATGGAGCTGACGGC